TTAAGACAAGCATTAAAACAAGTTCCAACTAATATACCTGATATAGGACCAACTAAATTTAAGTTAGCAATGAGTTCTAATCCTGAGTGTATATTTGAAGACGCCGTTAAATCGTATCGTGCTTTTTATCATACCAAAGAAGAAAGATTTAATTTGGTATGGACGAAAAGAATGATTCCTGACTGGTGGCAAGGTCAGAGATTAGCTTAGTTATAATTATAGTAAATAAAGGAGTGTATATGGAAAAGTTAGCACAACAGTTGCTTGAAGACGCAAATAAAAGGTACATTGATAAAGATGAACTTTTACAGGCGTGTCTTGAAAGCATGTCTGAAGATCAGTTATATGAGATGGCAATTACGCATGACTACATCTCGACACAGGAAGATATTGCGGTTGTAAACCCAGATCAATCAACTCCTGAGAGAATCATTGATGCTGTCCTGGCTAGGTATGGCGAATAATGGATCCTTGGATGTTTATAGTCACAGCAATAGTTTTTACTGCGTGCGGTTGGTATTTTAAATTTGATTATGAAAACCATTTAGATGTTAAGCGCATAACACAGCAAACTATTGATTCTCTCATAGAGATGGGATTTCTTAGAGTTGAAGGAGAAGGCAAAGATCAACAAATGATTCCATGGCCTGAAGAATTCTTATTAGAAGAGGAAGAAGATGATGATACCAGAAGTAACTGAAATAAAAACAAACTATAATGTACCGTACACACCTCCGATTATCGAGTATAGTCAACAGACGGTTAAGACAGTCATTAAAGTAAATGGTGAATTTCAACAAGAGACAGTATATACATATGATAAGTATGGTCGTTTAGTTACGACTGCAGTACGAAGTCATATGATAGGCGAGATATGATTACTGACTTTACACTTTTTAACGTTTCTATTATTAATCCATCCACAATGGAAAAAATTGACCAAGGTGAGATGAGATATAAACATGCAAAAGATTTTCTTAATAAAATGGATAAGCAAGGAATACCTGTAATTGTTGAAGCAATCAACGATTCTGACGTAGCAGATTTCATATTATCAAATAATTAAACTTTTTTCATAAAAACTATTGACATTAGTAAAGAACTATAGTATAATAATCGTATATTGAGGGAAACACCCCAACTCGCAAGAGAAAGTAGATTCGCGATCTACAAGCAGTTGAGATACCCCGAGGTCGTAAAAGCTGTCCTTATCAGACAGAGGCCAAGGAACAAAAGGTGGACAACCCATACGGCAGCTTGAGGAAGGCCGCTCAGGAAATGAGATAATATGGTGGGATAGAACGAATCAATATAGGTGGTACTAAACCCCAACCGCACATGAAGAAACTCTATATGTGGTAGTGATTTAGATATCCGCATTGTGAAAGAGATAGATTAGTCCGCAAGGCTAATGACACAGCTCGGCAGAGCAGGATCTTTCTTCTTTGAGCCTGAGAGTATGCTTAAGTGTTACCCAGGACTCTGAAGTTAACGAATAACATGTAAGGCCGACGTTGGGTACCACCGCACTAGTTTTCAGTTTAAGGCTGTTTGACTACGAATCTCAAAGACTCACTATTTAACTCTTTTAGAGATCAAGTCAAACGGCCTTTCTTATAAGGAACAGATTATGATACCATGGATAGGAACTCGAAGATCAAAATTAGCTCGAGCCTACACTAAAAAAGTACAGCAGCTTGTCCCAGGTAATATAGTTCTCATTGATTCCCAAGCAGATTTAAATCCTACTACATCAATTGAAGAGATGGGTGGTAAAGGTGTCTTTTGTAAAGAGATAGAACAAGCTCTTATTGATAGAGAAATAGATA